GGCCCGGTTCGAAGCTCGAGCTTGTCGGCCCGATCGGCCCTAGATCGAAGCTCGAGCTCGTCGGCCCGATCGAATACTTGAAAACCCTAGCAAAACCGCGGCATTCGGCCCGATCGGCCGCCGACCTACTATAGGTTGGGCCTTTTCAAGGCGGGGGGGCACTATTAGTAGTAGGTCGGCAAGGTAGGCCCACCCGGCGCTCCCCTAGACATTCGCAGTGGCGACAACTTTCAGATGAAAAACAAGCGCTTACGAGATGTAGTCTTGGGGAAGGTCCGCGAATACTTTGGCTATACAGTAAAGCCGATGGAACAAGACGTGATCACGCGTGACCAGGGCAAAACCGCGATCCGCGGCCGGCAACCCGGCCAGACCACTGGAAAACCAAATAGTATCAAGCGCGATGGCTCGCGATGGCTCATAACCCGGAAATGAACCGTTTTCAACCGACCAACAACCGCAGCTAACCTAGGTCTAACCTAAAATGACCTCGAAATCACTAACCTCAATCGACGGCGGATCGCTCGACATCGAAGAGCCGGATTGGGACTTCCTGATCGCCGACCAATGCAGTCCTGAATTTGGCAGCAACAAGTTTTGGCGCGACTACGCCCACCATGAGTGGTTACGGCTGTGCGCGGTATTGCGCGAGGCCGGCACCTTGGGTAGCGAGAACGCACACCAGATCAAGCGCCTGATCATCGCCTATGTGCGGTTCGACATGGCAACCCGGTTGGCGTTCGAAACCTCGATGGTGATCACCAGCCCACGCGGCTTCCCGATTCAGAACCTCTGGCAGAGCGAGATGCGCCAGGCCGCCTCCGACGCCAGCGATTGCGAGAACGAGCTCGGGATCCCGCCGCGGCGCCGCAAGGGCACCGAGAAGGCCAAAAAGAAGACCGATGTGCGCCGCGCCAGCGATGCTTACCTGTCGCCGGTTATTCGCCGGCTTCCTTAACACCGAGCTCGCGGCGTAGGGCCCTCAGCGGATCCATGATGCCCGACGTGATGTCGTATTCGTGGAAGTCGAGATAGGCGGCGATCCGGTTGCGCTCTTTCTGTGTTGCCGCCAGCGTCTCGCCACACTGAGAGGCGAGGCGGCCGCGCCAGTCTTCGATCTCGGCCTTGGCTTCATTGCGCGCCTTCTGCCGCCAGTAATCTCGCCAGCGATCGAGCGCGCGGGCAACGTCAACGAGGACCGCTTCGTAATCGGGCTGATTGCGCCAGGTGTACGGGAGCAGCTGTTCGGCATCGACTAGGGCTTCGGCGCTTGGTTTATCTGGACCGGCTCGCCGCGAAGCGTAGGGGGAGGTGGGCATGGCTACCTCGCTAGAGAACGAAGAGACGGAGTTTATTATCATCTGGCGGCCGGCAACCTGGGAAATACAGGTGCTCGGCGATGATCAGAAACCAGTGTGGCTGGTCGGTGACAACACGCTCGATGATCTTCTCGAGGATGCGGTCAATTCCAGCGACAACTGGCAAGACTTGGTGCGGCTTCGCGATCGCCTGCGGTATTGGGCCGAGAAGGCTGATGGCGCATTGAGTGAGCTCGCCAATCGAGTCAGAGCAAATGCTTTCACAGAACGAAATAGGGGAGAGTAAGTTATGAAGTGGCTCGGCGCATCGGTCATCGCGCTTTTCATCAGTGCTACGCCGGCTTTTGCCACGTTGCAATTGTCGTCCGATATCAACGGCACGATCTTCAACTGCGTTGACAATGACATCGGTTGCGACAGCAATCCGGCGACCGGCACGCTCAGCATCGGCGATCGGACGATCGCGGGCGTGACCATCAGCGGTTCGCTTCAGACCCAGGTGACCGGCGCGACCAACTCGCTGAACACCTCGAGCCTCCAGATCGTCAACACCAACGGCATCGCGGTGCCGATCACCGTCGCGGTCGGCGGCATCAACTTTGTCGGTCCGGTTAGCCAAATCTTTTCGTCGGGCTCGGGCACGTTCCAATCGGCGATCGGCTCGGCGATCACGATGTCGTTTTATGCCGACACAGCGAACGGTCAGGGCGCCGATAGCCCGAACGACACACCGGGCACCCAGCTGTTTTCCTTTTCGGACAACGCAACCCTGCCGGCCGATGCGTTTTCAGACCAGACAACCAGCGCCTTCGCCGATCCGGACAGCTATTCGATGACGCTGTTCACTGATGGGACGTTGGCCGCGAACGGCACCTTGGTCAACCGCGGCCAGGTGATGCTGGCGGTGACCGATGTACCGGAGCCGGCCTCGTTGTTCCTGCTCGGCACCGGGCTGCTCGCGCTCGGCTTGCTGCATCGGCGCCGCCGGCCGAACAACGGAGCGGCGGCTGCGTGAGAGCCTGCACTGGGTGCCCGTATCCGGTCGACTGTGCCGAGATGGATGAGTGCATTCTCGGTGCGAGTCAGGGCACCCACGACGATTGCGGTGGCACTCTCCGGATCGGCTACGGCTTTGCCGGCGGCGAGGGGATCGGCGCATATCTTTTCTGCGACAGATGCAGCCTGGTCACCGACAAATGGCCGGATCCGGAGATGCAGTGATGGCAAACGTGTACGAGGGCCCGACTGATGCGCGCCAGAGCGATGATCCGGCCGAGCCGCTATCTCGGTTCCGGCCGCGCTACCGGGCGCTCAGCAATGACGAGAGGCGGTTTCACGACGACCTGAAGGCGCACTACGCGATGATCGAACACATGGTCGATCAGTTGCCGGAAGGGCGCTATCGCTCGTTGGCGATGACCAGCCTGGAAGAGTCCTGCATGTGGGCGGTGAAGGGGCTGACCGAGAACAAAGCCGAATGATCTGCCCTACCTGCCATGGCACTGGCGTGGTGCGGCGCCCGGTCATGCAGACCCGCGGCGCCCGGCAGATCCCGCTGGTGTGTCTCGAGTGTCACGGCAGCGGCATCACCTATTGCTGTGATCATGCTGGCGAGGGCTGTAACGAGGGAGATCAGGCTGAGCACAGCCGACATCATCGAACGCCGCTGGCTGGTGGACTGGCAGGACTCCAGCGAGGCTCAACGCGATCTCGTTGAGGCGCTGAAGGCCCGCGGCGCGACCTACTGCCGGTTGTCCTACAAGCAGCTGTCGAACGAGATCATCGGCGAGGGCTGGCGGGTCCGGCCGGATGATGAAGGCGAACCGCCGGTTTAAGAGGGAGATGTGTGCTTGTGTTTTTGGACGCGCCGCTGTTCACGCCACGCGTGCCGCGCCGCAGCAAAAAGACTATGCCCAACGATCCGATAGCCGCGGAACGCGCGCCACAACCTCACTCGCCAAGGGATTCTAAGATATTCCGGATGATATTTCATTGTACCAAGCACACAAGCCGACGTTAGGGCCCTATTCGATCGAAAACCCGCGCAGATGCGAGCATTGTGGTGTTCCTCTGCCGGATCTTTGGGCGATTAACCAATTCTGCATTGGTGGGTATCGCGCCGACGAGTTCCGTACGCGGCATCCGGTAACTGGAGATACTTGGGTGCTCGACCGCAACACTGGTCGCGTCAAGAAAACCATTCGTGAATACAGTCAGTGGGTCTGCGACACATGCAGCGGTCCATTTGAATATCCGAAAGACGAGAAGCCGAAGTTTTGTCCGTATTGCCGTGGTCAAAATTTAGAAGCCGTTGGCGGCGACCGTTCCGATAAATAAACGAAATCGCTCGCCGCTGCTGCCGGTATCGAGCTTCTGAGCCAGTCGGCCGTTAACATTTAGTGTTCTAGTTGACGATGATGCAATGAGTGCTTTAATTTCATTGACTGTCTGCGCCGTATGAACAGTGCCGACAAAGCGTTCTTCGCCGGTATCCAACACGAAAGATAAATCGTTTCCGCCTCCTGGCACGCCAATGATAGCGATCGGAAGACAATTTACGAACGTTAGTGGAATGTTGCGCGCTACTTCAGGTAGTGTGCGCCAGTAGTATTCGCCGAGATCGCGTCTCATTATCGATACCAGTGCCAGCGGTGCCCGCCATCGCGCATGTTGATCCATTCCAAGACCAGCTTGCGGCGCCGCGTCGCCGATAAATATTCGGTCGGCAATCGATTGATCATCGAGGGATCTCTTGCCAAGAAAGAAACAACTACCAAAGCCGCCGTTGCCGGCCCGCCCAAAATACGGCGCACCGGAGCCGTCGCGCAACCCGTACAAGACCGACCCGACCAGCGCCTATGCCTGGGATGTCGTCAACAAGAAGATCGTTGCCGGCGATCTTGCCCGGCGCGCCTGCCAGCGGCACCTAGACGATATCAAGCATGGGCCGCGACGTGGGATCCATTGGAAACATCTGCTAGCAAACAAGGCGCTGGAGTTCTTTCCTACGGTTTTGCGTGTGACCGCGGGCGCGCATGAAGGCGAACCGTTCAATCTGCCTCACTTTTCGACTTTTGTGATCGGCAGCTTGTACGGCTGGGTCAGGGACGACGGCCGGCTGCGGTATCGCACAGCTTGGATCGAGGCTGGCAAGGGTTCGATGAAGAGCCCGTTGGCCGCGGCGATCGGGCTCTACACGATGGCTTTCAGGGGCATCCCACGCGCCGAATGCTACGCGATAGCGAAAGACCGGCAACAGGCGAACGTCCTCTTTGGTGACGCCGTCGCAATGGCACAGGCACCGATTGCCGACCGGGACGACGATGCCAGTCTGGTCAGTACCGGCATGCTGGTGGCGCGCGGAACCGGCGGCATGACCTGGCAGCTGGAGCACAGTGGGCCCGGCGGCGGAACGTGTATTTTCAGGGCACTGGCGGGCGATGAAAAGGTGAGCGGGCCGCGCCCATCTTTAGTGGCGGCCGACGAGATCCACGACTGGAAAACCGATGGACCGCTCAGGACTTGGAGATCGGCCGGCGCGAAAATGCCGGGAGATTTCCTTCTCTTCATGTCAACCAACACGCCAGCGGCTGACCAGCTGGTTGGGACGGAATATAGCGAAAGCTATCAACGCATACTTCGCGGTGAAGTCGATGACGACTCGGCGTTCGCGTACATCGCGCGCGTTGACCCGACCGACGATCCGTTGAACGATGAAAAATGTTGGCCGAAGGCGCTACCCTTACTTGATATCACGTTCCCTCGCGAGAATGTGAAGATCGAGGTCAACTCAAGTAAACACAGCGTTGGGACGTTACTGAATACGAAACGTCTCTATTTCGGCATCCCAGTTGGTAGTTCGGAATACTGGATCGACATCGACGCTTGGGAAGCTGTGCAGGCAGTGATAGACGAAGAGCTTATGCGCGGCTTGCCGTGTTGGTTGGGCATGGATCTGGCCCGCAAGAACGATCTGACCGCGCTCGGCGCGGTGTGGCGCGACGACGACGGGATGCTGTTTACCAAGGCGACCTACTGGAAGCCGGCAGAGGGCTTGGCGCAAGACGCAGTCGAAGATTCCGCGCCGTATGTGCAGTGGGCCGCGGAAGATCCTCCCCTGCTCCTGACGACGCCCAGCGCGGCGATGAACTACGATTTCGTTGCAGCTGAGGTCGAGCGGTTCTGCGCGTTGCACGACGTGCAGGGCATGGCGTTCGATCCGGCGCATATCGGCGAGTTCCGCAACAGCTGCGAGCGCATCGGATTTCCGACGTGGATCTGGACGCCCGAAACGCCGTACGGCGACGGGCTGAAGATGATCATTCACAGCCAAGGCCGAGCCGGGATGCACAGCAAGAAAGCGTTGTGGATGCCGCGCAGCTTAGGGCAGTTCGAAGATCTGATCTTGAATCGAAAGATCTGGATCGATCGCAGCCAGATCACGCAGTGGTGCAGCGGCAACGCCGCGGTCAAAGCGGACGAGCAGGGCAACCGCTATTTTAAGAAGAAGGTGATGCGCGGCCGGATCGATGGGCTCGTTGCGATCACGATGGCAACTGGCATGTGTTTGTATGAGGATGGCGGCATCCCGCTCGACATCCGCGCGATGGTGGCTTGAGCGATCGTTGTGTTATTGCGCTGCTGATTTTCACCGCGGTCATGTTTATCGCGGGCGCAATTCTCGGAATCCTGGCGCAGTCATGATCGGTTTGTTCACGCGACTTGGGGAATATCTGTGGGGCCGGCGGCGAACGCCGCGGCTGATCTGCATGCGCCTCGATGAGATGGTTGTCGTTCATCCAGATCAGATCACCGGCTTGTGCGAAAAATGCGGGGCAGAGGTCGGGATCTACCCGTCCGGTCAGAAGATGATAGCCCTATTCGACGCGATCGAGATCGTCTGTCACCATTGCTGCGGGCCGGTCAGCGGCTATCTGGCGCCCGGCGCCGAAGCCGAAGTTTCCTCAAGCCTGCGAGTGGACCGTAGCAGCTGAGAGGAAAGGCGGGGATCCTCTGTCCACATGTGGATCCCTGCCACCTATCACCGAGATGCGGAGTGTCCTGGGAAGCGCGCGGACCAGGGGCAGGAGGCGTGCTCGATCGACGCCGCACCGAGCATCGGAGTACGTTGATACTTCGTCCCGTTAGGGTACACCCATACGAGGATCATTCGCGAGACATAATTCACGTCTCGTTTGGGTTGTCTGCGGTGAGCGAGACGCTCGGCTGTCGCGGGTCTAGACGCAAAGAAGACAGACTACTCATCCACTTCCCCATTTGTCGAACAGGTCGGCGGCCCAACGCAGGTTTGCTGCTACTCGTACTCTGAGCTCGTCAAGATTATCGGTATCGGCAACCGGATATGGCATCGGCGAATCCGCCATGAGCTTCGACCGAAGGAGGGCTTGGTTCCACTCGTTGATCTTGGGTTCGCTGATCGGGTTGCACTTGTCCTCGAGTGCGCGGGCCATGTTGCGGAAAAGCTCCGCTGCGGTTTTGGTTAGTGTCAGATCGATTTTTTCCGTCACGGCAAAATCTCGAGGTCTTCGCGCTGGCTGTACCGCACCAACCGCATTGGCTGACCACTGGTGCGGTGCAGACCTTCGGCGTAAGGCCGCAGCGACTTCATGCGATCCACATCGGCGCCGATCAATGGTGTCCAGCCTAGCTGCGGAAGGTTGATAGCGGCCAACCCTTCACCGCCATCAGGCTCGGTTACTACCCAGGCGTATAGTGCGTCGATCGATAGCCCTTTTCCGGGCCGCCATTCGTTTGATTCAGACATCGTTCTGGGCGTCCTCAGCATGTTGGATCAAATCGGCGAAATCTCGGAGCTTTATCGCTATTCGTCGCTTGACATCGTCGCCGTCTGGCTCGTCCCAGATTTCCTGGAGCCTCTCCAGTGATATGATGCCTTCAATCGGGCCGATCTGCTCAACCACATTGGCGAGTTCGCGATAAGCATCGGCCAGCCGTTTAATCGCTTTCATGCGCGTTGTTGACCTTGAGTAGCAGGAGGTTGGCGAGTTCGCGCGCTTCATCAATCGTGATCCTGACTAGCATTGGCCCGGCTGTACCCATGTCGGACAACCAGCGCAACCAGATATCCGGCGGCCGCCCCTCGACGCCGCGCGTGACCATTACCTCTATATCGCTGTTGTCGCTGGCGATCTTCACTTCGATCCCTCCCTGAAACCCGACTGAGCGTCTCACATCCCCCGGCGCTGGTTGGGCCGCGGGCGGCTTCCCCCGTCTCGAGGCCGCCCGCCTCCTCCCATCGAAAGTATCCCATGTCTGTTGTCCACAAAACCGTGGCCGGCAAGCTGCCGGCTTCGATGACCTATGTGTTGTCCGATGCGACGGTAGATCGTTACGGCGACATCATCGAGCCGACGGGCTGGCAATTGGATTGGTTTCGTACCAACCCGATTGCCCTGTTCAATCACAACGCCAACTCGCCGATCGGCATTTGGAAGAATGTCCGGATCGACAATAAGCGCTTGATGGCGGAACTTGAACCAGCGCAACGCGGTACAAGCCAGCGTGTCGATGAAATCCTGAGTCTTATCGAACAGGACATTTTGCGTGCGACCAGTGTTGGCTTTCGTTCGTTATTGGACGAGCCGATCGATCCGGAAAATCCGTATCGTGGTACACGCTTCCTGAAACAAGAACTACTCGAAACTTCGATTGTGAGTGTTCCGGCCAATCCCGCGGCACTGAACGTGGCGCGCAGCTTGAACATTAGCAAAGACACTATGTCTGCCGTTTTCGGCGAGCATGCCTTTAACAATCGGCAAGACATAGAAGTAACCGGCAAGCATGCCGCATTGCAACGCCTTAGTAGGGCGAAAATTATGCCAGATCTTACACTTACTCAGCAAATAGAGGACCGTCAAGCGCGGCTCAATGCAGCGCGCGACCAACTGTTGGAGCTCACGCGGGATCCGGAACACGATTTGGAAACCGCGAACGGACTGAACGCTGACATCGCCAATCACGAACAGCGTCTCGCTTCGTTGAAGGTCACCGAGAACTCGCTGGCACTTCGTACCGTGCAGCATTCACAGCAAATGCAAGTCACCGGGGCGCCGGCAATCATCACTCGGCGGCCGCTTGATCTGCCGGAAGAGCGGCCGAAGAAACGCGATTTCTTGTGGCGTGCCGGCGCAGTGCACGCGCTTGCGCGTATCTCAAGCCGTTCGATCGAAGACGTTCTGCGTGAGCGTTATCCTGATGACGAAGGCGCGGCGCTTATTACCCGTGGGCCTGAGTGGATCCAGCGCGCTGCGGTGGCGGGAGCGACCACAACCGCAGCCGGATGGGCGGCCGAGCTCGTCTATCAGGCGCCTGGCGATTTCCTGGGCAACCTGCTTCCGGAGAGCGTGTTTCCGCGGCTCGCTGCGCTTGGTCTGCAACTGAATTTCGGGCCGGGCGCCGCGAGCATCAAAATTCCGTCGCGGGCCGCCACGCCAAGTATTGGTGGTTCGTTTGTGGCGGAAGGCGCACCCATTCCTGTCCGTAGGATGGGGCTGACCAGCATTACGTTGATCCCTCACAAGGTCGGCGGCATGGCGGTGTTTTCGCGTGAGATTGCGAAATACTCCAGCCCACAGATCGAAGGGCTAATTCGGGAAGGGATCACAGAAGACACCGCGATCAACATTGACGGTTTGTTGCTCGACAGTGTCGCTGAATCAGCTACTCGCCCGGCCGGTCTGACCGCTGGCGTGACGCCGCTCACCGCTTCTACGGCGAAGGGGTACGCAGCGATCCTGGCGGATTTGGGCGCATTGACGGCACCGTTTTATGCCGTGAATGCTGGCAGGAAGCTCGCGTTGTTGATGAACCCTGCCCAAGGGCAACAGTTGGACTTCGCCCCTGGACCGACCGGCGTACAGTTTGGTTGGACAACGCAGTTCACCAATCGCTTTACCGTTATCGAGAGCACAAGCATTGCTGCCGGTAAGGTATACATGGTTGATACTGCGGATTTTGTTAGTGTTTCCGGCGCGGCTGAGTTCGATGTATCCGAGCAGGCGACAATCCATATGGAGGACACGGCCCCACTAAATATTAGTGCGACTGGTACTCCGAATACTGTTGCTGCGCCGGTACAAAGCATGTTCCAGACAGCCCAGTTCGCCATTCGTATGCTGGCGGATGTGACCTGGGCGATGCGCCGAACAGGTATGGTACAATTTATGACCGGCGTGAACTGGGGCCCATAAAGAAATAGGGCTCTAGTTAAAAATAGGTTTGGTGCCGCCGGGGAGCGGGGTTTCGGCTCCGCTTCCTACCTCTAGACTGGAGTAGTACAATGTCGCTGGAGGTTCGATTAGGACCGATTATCGAGGCTGGCGAATCATTGTCGAGCGGCCTCGATTGCAGCGGCGGCACAATCATGCGGATAACTATGCCGCTGGTTTGGACAAGTGCAAATCTGTCTTTTCAGATTAGTACCGATGGCGTTGACTACAATGATTTGTTTAATCACACTGGCGGCGAGATTGTTGTGCCAGTGGTGCCTGGTACAGCTGTCGTTCTGGCCCCGCTGGGCGATTACCTAAAAGCCTTTGATTATTTGCGGGTGCGATCGGGATCTCGACTTTGGCCGGTTCCACAAGCGGAACGACGGCAGTTTGCCGTGGCGATAAATCTCGATGCGCCTGGCCCCAAGATTGAAGCTCGTCCTGTTAGGGAGGATTAATTGGAAAGCGCACGATCGGAACGCACTGTGCCGCGGCACACAACGGAGCGGGCGGAAGCCGAACAGCAAAGTAGCGGCCCGCCGGCACCGGAGCCGAGCCAGGATCATGCCGACAATCTGAAGGAACAAGCGATCGGCCTGGCGGAACCGGAAGAGCCGGCGCCGGTCGAAGCGCCGACCAATGTGGACGTGCCGGCGGTTATCGGCGATCCCAGCGTCGGCTCGACGCTGTCCTGCACTATGGGGAACTGGACGGGAACGCCCGATAGCTATTCGTACCAGTGGAAGCAGGACGACACGGTCGATGTTGGCTCAGGTGCCAGCGACTACACGATCGTCGCTGGTGACGCTGGGCACAGCCTGACGTGTGTTGTGACCGCGACCAATAGCGCCGGTAGCACGACTGCGCCGCCGTCGAATGCCGTCGCTGTCCCGGCTGCGCGGGCAGCATCAACTCGAGCAACGGAGTAGGTCATGGAAAGCAGACAAGAGCCTGTGCAGCCGGCACGTCGCAGCACTGCAACGCCGCAAACCGAAGTCGAACGGCGACAAGAGGAGCGCGAGGCACACGAAGCCGCCAACAAGGAGAAGGTTGAGGCGATGTCGGCGCCGGAAACCCCAACTCCGACGCAGGAGGAGGCCGACGATTTGAAAGAGGGCGCTCTGGCTGGCGGCAATGCGCGTGAGGGTACGGAGCGCACCACTCGACAGCGTGACGTGCGTGCCGGCGCGCAACAGACGGGTTACCAGACTCGCTAAATGGCGAACTGGTTAAGCAAGATCCTGCCGTGGGGGAAGGGGCGGGCGGTTGAGGGGCAGTACCGCCCGCCTCCTTACATGCTGTCGGATGGCTGGCTAGGCTCAAAGGCCGGCAGTCTGATGAACTGGTGGCAGTCCGGGTACAACGTGCAGCCATACGGCGGCCCTAGCGCGATGGTCGAAGCTTGCGTTAGCGCCTATTCGCAAACAATTGCGATGTGTCCAGGCGATCATTGGCGACGTTTGGATAATGGCGGGCGTGAGCGCGTTGAGAACTCGGCGCTGGCTCGCATTCTGCGACGCCCGAACGATTATCAATCCATTTCGGATTTTCATCTCAACCTGACACGGCGACTATACGAGCGCGGCGAAAGCTTCGCGCTGGTGTTGCGTAATCAGCGTGGCGAGATATCCGAACAGCATTTGATGCGGGAAGGCAAACCGCACATCGCCGAAGACGGCAGCATCTTCTATAGCCTGAGTGGCAACGAGATCCTCGAGCGGCGGATCGATCTGTCGTTTCCGGTGCCGGCCCGCGATGTGTTGCACGCGCGCCTTCATACGCCCAGGCATCCGTTGAGGGGCGAGTCACCGATCCTGGCGGCAGCGCTAGATCTGGCGATGTCTGGGGCGGCGATTTCGCAACAAGTGCAATTCTACTTAAATCAGGCTCGGCCGAGTTTCATCCTCGAGTCAGATAAAGAAATTAAATACGAACAGCTAAAAGATCTGCGGGCTTGGTGGGAAGAGATGACGACCGGCGAGAATGTCGGTCGCACACCGATCGCCGCCTGGGGTTTGAAAGCGAAACAGGTCACGATTTCACCGCAAGATGGTCAGCTTGCGGAGATGCTCAATTACAGCAACCAGCATGTCGCTCTAGCGTACCGCATGCCGCTCGAAATCATGGGTATGGGTCAAGCGAATTTCGCTAGTACCGAAGCGCTGATGCAAGCATGGATCGCCACCGGGTTGGGTTTTGCGGTCAATCATATCGAAGAGGCGTACGGTCAGTTGTTTGGGTTGCGCGGCGTGCCTTACGAGTACTGCGAGCTCGACACAAAAACTTTGTTGCGGTCGGCATACAAAGAACGGATCGAGGGTTTAGCGCGCGGTGTCATTTCGGGGATCTACTCACCCGACGAGGCGCGGGCGGAAGAAGATCTGCCGCGAGTAGCCGGTGGGGTTGGCAAAGAACCTCGAGTTCAAATGCAAGTTGTCCCACTCTCGTACGGTTCGGAACTCCAACCGCCGTCTCCGAAGCAATTACAGAAGCCGCCGGCACCCGCCGCGCCGCCAGCGCCAGCCGCGCCGCCGCCGGCTCCACCAAAAGGCGAGGATATTGCCGGTGACGACATCATTGACGCCAACGTCGTCCGATCCCTTATCCACGCAGCGAATGTCCGTCACGCTCGCGCAGCTTGAGATCTTCGCCGACGAGTTCGCAGCTGTCTCAGCTAGGATCGAACGCGAAGCGACACTCAAAATAACCGCGTTGGAATCGGAGCTCCGCGGGCAGATGGAGGGGCTCCGCGCGCGGGCGGCCGAGATGGAGCTTCGCGCGATCCAAGCTGAGAAGCATCTGGTCGAGATCATCACTGCCAAAATGGCGACAGTGCGAGACGGTGACATTGGCCCACCCGGCCCGGCCGCAGATGAGGCGGTTTTGCGGCAAATGGTTGTCGAGGAGGTGGCGAGGTTACCGGCGCCAGAGCGCGGCGAGCCGGGGCCGCAAGGTGATCGCGGCGATGTAGGCCCGCCAGGACCGCCGCCAGACGAGGCTGTAGTGCGGCTGATGGTGGTGAAAGCGGTCAAAGAACTACCGCCGCCAGAGCGCGGAGAGCCCGGCGAAATGGGGCCGCCCGGTCGAGATGGCGCGACGATTATGGGCCCGCCTGGGCCGCCGCCGAATCCTGAATTTCTGCGTGAGCTCGTTGCCGACGAAGTGGCGAGGTTGCCAGTGCCGGCGCAGGGCGCGCCAGGCGCGAAGGGCGAGCAAGGCCCGCCCGGCGAGAGTATCGCTGGGCCGCCTGGGCCGCCGCCAGATGAAGGGTTGGTGCGGCAGCTGATCGATGAAGCGGTCGCAAAACTACCGCCGCCAGAACGCGGAGAGCCCGGCGAAATCGGCCCGCCTGGCCCGCCTGGTCGCGACGGTACAAGCATCGTAGGACCGCCAGGTGAGCCCGGCCCGCCAGGTGAAAGCGTTGCCGGTCCCGCGGGCCCGCCAGGTCGCGATGGTGCTGACGGCGCGCCTGGTCTTCTGCCGATCGTCTCGGTGTGGAGTGAGGGGGTTTTCTACACCGCTGATGTTGTCACGCATCTCGGCGGCACCTGGCAGGCGCAACGCGATACCGGGCGCGAACCGCCGCACGAAGATTGGGTCTGCCTCGCCTGGCCGGGCCGGAACGGCGTCGACGGCCGTGGGCTGACGATTTGCGGAACTTGGGATCGCGGGAAAACCTACCAAGCCCTCGACGTTGTGGCGTCCGAAGGCGCGACGTTCGTTGCCAGTCGTGACAATCCTGGGCCGCTCCCCGGCACCGGCTGGCAATTGTTGGCACGCCAAGGCAAGCCAGGTCAGCGCGGCGAGCGCGGTGAGCCAGGCCCGAAGGGCAATCCTGGCTTGCCGGCGCCTGGCTTGGTCGAAGCAACGATCACCAGTGACGGACTGCAAAGCCTGGTCAACGGCGACGGGACGATCGTGCAGTGCGATCTGTACCCGGTACTCAAACGGATTGCGCGATGACCGGCTATGCGATTCATCGCTGCGTGACGCCGGCTGCGAGCCTGGCGCTGGTCGATCTCGATCAGGTTAAGGCTGAGCTTAAGATATCTCCTGCCGATACGTCGAAAGACGCGCAGATACAGGCGAACATCGAGCAGATCAGCCAAGCGATCAACACCTACTGCGATCGCATTTTTGTGCGTCAGGGTTATCGGGACCAGATTCGCTCGACCTATTCGACTGGGTTGTGTTGCGGCACACCACTGGTACTGCGGCAACGGCCGATCGCGGTCGATGACGGTGTGCCGGTTGTCGTCATCACCGAAGGCAACATTGTATTGATGCCCGACCAGTGGGAAGTCGATGAGCAGATGGGCCGGATCTACCGGCTCGATGCTGGCGGCATTGGAGCGTGGGGCGGCAATCCGATCGTAGTGGATTACGACGCCGGGTACGACGCGGGCAAGATTCCGGCTGATTTGCAGGCCGCGGCGTTGAAATCGGTCACTGCGCGCTACAGCAATGTCGGTCGCGATCCGATGTTGCGGTCGCAGACGATACCCGATGTCGTCGCTGAGAGTTATTGGAGTTCAGAGACTAGCGGAGGTTTGTCGTCAACGGCAATCCCGGCAGAAGCCTACGCAGTGCTCGAAGCTTACGTCCTGCGATTTATGTGATGTCGATCAAGGATCGAATGTTCGCTCGCGTCGGTGAGATGGTCGAGCTTCAGACCCGCGTCGATGCGCCATCCGCTACTGGCGGTCTAACCGAAACCTACACGACCTTTGCGACTGTCGTCGCCAAAGTGGTCGAGCTTGGCTCGATGCATTTGGGCACTGAACAGGTCGAAGAAGGTGTCACGCATCTGGTGACGGTTAGCGAAGAAACCGGCGTCAACGATGCCGAGTACGTCATTTATCAGGGGCGCCGCTTGCGGGTCAGCCGACAGCGTTTGATCGGTCCTGCCGACATTAGGTTCCGTCAGCTGTTCTGTGAGGAAATAGAAAGTGACGGCGTTTCAAATAGATACTTCCGACGTTGAGCGGGGCATCCTTCGCGTCGCCAATCTGGTGGATCTCGTTGCTGGGCCGATCCGCGAGGCGATGAAGGATGTCGCCGACACTATCAGAACCGACACGATTTCGACCATTAGCAGGCAGGCGCCGCCGCGATCGCAAAAACGTCAGCCGCCAGCCAGAGTGACCGGCGCTTTGATCGCGTCGCTGAGAACCAAGCTGGCAAAGCCAAACCGAAATGGCATGCGAGCCTATGTCGTCAGTAGCAACCTGAAAGATCGCTACGCATTCATGCTCGAGAGCGGCACCCGGCGGATCGTGGAGCGGCCATTTCTGGTGCCGGCGGCGATGCGGCACCGGGTTGAATTTGTCCAGAAGGTCGAAGCGGCGATTCAGCTGGCGATCAAGCAGAGCACGTCGTGATCATCAACGAGCAGGCGATCATCGATCGTTTAAAGCAAACCGCGCCATTCTTTAATGGCAACGTCGCGGGTATCACTACCTTTAATCCGGAGGTCGAGGCAACTCGGCTTCCGCTGCCGGCGGCTTATGTCGGGCGAGATTACGGCGAGGCAGCTGAGCCTGGTGCGCTGGGGCCGCCAACCCAGATCTGGGTTGAATACTATACCATTCTTGTTTGCGTTTCGAACGCGGCCGACACGCTCGGCGAAGCGGCGTCAGGTGACATCCGACCGGCGATCATGGCGCTGTTTAATTCGTTGATCGGTTGGGCGCCGGATCCCGACCTAGCCGAAGAGCAATACAACGTATTGGATTTTGTGCGCGACGATCCGATCTCGCAAGACCGAGCGAGAATTTATCACAGCGCGACGTTCAAAACGTCCTCTCCAGTGACCAGCACGATCGATCCTCGCTGGGGCCGCTTCTAACAACACTCAAGTTGGAGAACTGCTATGTCCGACGCCTATCGGCGCCAGCGTGATCAGTCGCGTCAAAATCAGTCTCAGTCTCGGGATAGCCAATCCCGCGATGGCAACCAAGGGCGGCGCTTTCTTAAACCTGCCGTCACCGAGGCCGACCCTACCGCTCCGCATCGGCAAACCTTCGCTACCTATCATGCGGTTTCTTACATCGGGACCGCAGAAGGGTTTGAGATCGATCCCGATCAAACGATCACAGAGGAAACAAACACACTACCGGGAGCCGGCGAAGGCGAGGGCGAAGGCAGCGGCGAACCAGCTACCGCGCCGCCAGTTAATCGCGATGTGCCAGCTGTATCGGGGCCAGATGGACTTTCCAGTGCGTCGGTCGGTCAGACTTTGAATTGCACGATGGGGAACTGGGATAACACGCCCGATGGCTATTCGTACCAGTGGGTGAGCGGTTCAACCAATGTTGGCGCAGCGACAAGCAACAACAGCTATGTCGTTGACCCAGCCGACGTTGGGCAGAACATTACTTGTGTGGTGACCGCAACCAATGCGATCGGCTCTACTACTGCGCCGCCATCCAATCCTATCGCTGTTTCGTAATTTTCCTCTGTAAGGGAGAACATCTATGCCGACTATGCTCAGCCGTCGGGCAGCGGTGCTTGTCAAGCTTGAGGGCTCGGAAGGCATTGATGCCAATCCCGTGCCCAATTTGGATGCGGTGCTCGTGGAACAACCTTTGCGTGTGACGTTTTCTCCAAACGTCATCGATACCACTGAGGTCAATCCATCTCTTGATCCATTTGATCCGATCGTCGGTGGTATGTCGGCGTCGATCGAATTTGATTTGTACCTCAAGGGTTCTGGCGTCGCGGGTACTGCTCCGGAATGGGGTGAGATGCTCAAGGCGTGTGGCTTTGCCGAAGTGGCTACTATCGCAGCTACTCCGGTGGCTCCGGAGGCTTGCGCGGCCGGCGGCACCAACAAGAGCGCGACGCTCGGTGTTGGGGCTGGCGCGGTCGCTCAGCAATATCGCGGTTTTCCAGTTGTACTGTCCGGCGCCAATAACGCCACCAGCATGATCTGGGATTATTCCGCCTCGAAAGTAGCAAAGTTGACCGATACGGTTACGTCGGCGATCGACGCTACGACGATGTATCAGATCCCGCCGAGTGTGGTTTACACGCCGGTATCGAACAGTATTAGTTCGGCGACGATCTGGGTCTACATGGATGGCGTCGTCTACAAATTCACTGGGTGCAGAGGGACTTGCCCGCTGAATTTGACATCGGGCGGCCCGGCGCGGATCTCGTTCCGCTTTATGGGCATGTACGAAAGCAAGACCGACGCGCCGTTGCCGACGACAACTGCCTACGACGCAACCAGACCGCCGATTTGGAAAGCGGGTTCCTTTACCGTGAACTCCGTCACCGCTGCGGGCCAGGCAATGACCATCGATCCCGGCAACAATCTGGTCATGCCCGACAACCCGAACTCGCTTGAAGGTTTTGACCCGGCGATCATCACCGCCCGGCAAATCAGGGGAACCATTAACCCGAAAGAAAGCTTGGTTGGGACGCGCGATATCATGTTGGCGTTCCGCACCCAGGTCAAGCAGCCGCTCCAAGCTCGGCTTGGTGGGGTTCTTGGTAATCAAATCGGCATCACGGTGCCGAGCGCGCTCTACTTGAACCAGACTCCCGCCGATACGAATGGGTATCAAACGGTTGATGTGCCGTTCCATGCGACGGGGTTGGACTCGGGATACAGCATCGCTGTATTCTAATATGTGAGGTCACATGGCAATCGAGTTGTTGTCCGATTATCGGCGGGCGCCGCCGATAACGACTAAGGAGCTTGTCCGATTCACGCCGGATCACATGAAAGAGCAGGAGGACGCGCCGGTCTTCTTGCTTAAGGTGCCGACGGTCAGAGAGAAGATCGCCTTTGAAAGCGCGATGGAGTATGAGGGCCTGCGGTATCCGCAGGATATGGAGCTCTACGCTGTATTGCGCGATGAGATCAAACTACAGGTTGTCGATCACGAACAGCCCGGTTTGTTGGAGATCCTCGATGAGGCCGAAGGCATCGCCGGTCAAGGCGAGACGCTGAGCAATGAGCTTACCGAGAAGGTCGAGCAGATCAACCGGACGCTGCGTCCGCATTCTCGGATGCTCGGTCAGCTATATGCCGATCGGCGTCGGTATCTCGGTATGGTGTGGCTGTTGCGGGCCCAGATGTTTCTGGCGGGCATCGAAGGCGGCGGCGACAACGTGCCGGCGATCGAGCGCAAGAACGGCTACCTGACCGACGCGTGCATTGATGCGATCGAGGATCGCTTCGGCAACGGCACAATTACCGCGATCGGTCAGCGTACCGTATTGATGATGATGCCGGATGAAGGGGAGCGAAAAAACTCAGAGTCGCTGGAGCCGTCGCCAGCCGACCCGGAGACTTCGACGGCGGCTCCCTCGCTCCCGACGGCTCGGCGTGGGAAATCCTTGGCGACCGCTACGAACGCAACCCTAAACTAACCCTTCCTCCGCTTTACTTTGAAATTCTGCGGCTGTGGCGGCTCGCTCTGCCGCCGCCAGGCCGCATTGTGGGAATGGCCGCAGGCTTCTTTCCCGCCAACGGGCATCTACCAGAAGAAGGCGGCACGCTTGATCAATGTTGCTGGCTGATGGAAGCATTTTCCATACTCAACGACGTTGAACGAAAGATGGCGCCGCCGACGGGTTAGGCGCTTTTCTTGTTTCCTGGAGGTTGTTGTTAAAATCTAATGGCGTCACCGCTTACCATTTCTTTGAGAGTAGTTGGCCTCGAGCAAGCGAAGGCTGACTTAAAAGATTTTGGTACGATTGGTAAGCGGTCGTTTGACGAGCTCCAAACCGAAGCACAAGCATTATCGGCATCGGCGGCGACAACCGATAAGGCAATAGCCGGTCTTGCCAACCGAGTGCGTCAGCTGGCGGCGCAGAACGATCCGCTGGCGGCCTCCAATATTAAACTACGCAGCACACTGGTCGATCTCGACCGGGCTCTGGCGAAGGAACTGATCTCCCTCGAGCAGCACGGCACTCTCACTGCCTTTGTGAAGCGGCAGAATGAGGAGTTCGCCACCTCGTTGGTGACTGCCGCATCGTCGGCGACGCGCTTGACCGGCGAGCTAACAAAGACCGCCGCCAACCTAAGCGCGTTGCAGGCGAAGTTTGATCCGGCGACGGCGTCGGCTCAACGCATGGCGGCCGAGCTCGCCGAGCTCAACCAGGCACAGCGTGCCGGGGTTACCATCGCTGGCGGCTATCGGGCAGCGTGGGACGGCATCATCGCCAAGTACGATGAGGCCGCTCAGGCCGCCAAGCGGGCTAAGGCCGCTCAGGCCGAGCTCATCGCCGACGCGCGTGCGGCGCAGAACGCCACAACCTCCCAAAACACCTTTAATACCCAACTCGGCGTCGATCGGCCGCGTAGCGGTTCTGCGCGCGAGTCCGCTTCGGCTTTCGAGGAAGTGTTCGCTGCGGAGGAGGAGGCCCAGAGGGCCGCCGAGCAGCTATCTGCAACCGTCGCAAATTTGACGGCGAAGTTCAGTCCAGCTACCGCATCGGCGCGCGAGATGGCAGCCGAGCTCGCCGAGCTTAATCTCGCGGTCAAGCTGGGTGTCGACATCGCAGGCGGCGCTGAAGCTGCCTGGGACGGCATCGTCGCCAAATACGACGAAGGGGCTCAGGCGGCGCTACGCGCCGCCGCCGCCATCGACAAACTCAAGGAGGAACAACTCGCATCCAACGCCGCGGCCGACGCCGCGCGCGCTCAGACCGGGCTCAATCAGTCTCTGGGAGTGAACCGACCGGCCGGCGGCAGTTCCGCGGCCGAGTCAGCGGCGGCTTTCGAGGACGCGTTTAAGGCCGCGCAGAAATATAAAGATCAGTTGGCGCCGATTACCGCTTTAGAGCGAAATCGCTCGGTTGAAATCGCCAGGATAAATGAGCTTAATAAAGCCGGCTTGCTTGATAATAAAGAAAAAGACGCGTCAATTACGCGTACTAACCAGATATATGATGAGCAAGCAAAGCTTATCCAGAAAAATGCTGGACAGTCGGTTACATCGACGGCGCAAGTGCGGTTTGCTGTCCAGCAACTTGGGTTCCAAATTAATGACGTGGCAACCCAATTAGCGAGTGGCACCAGCCCGCTCACAATACTAATTCAACAGGGCGGCCAGTTTATTCAAGCGTTTACTGCCGGCGGCGGTGTGGTCAACACGCTAAAAGCCTTCGGCACGTCAATCGTTGGCATGATCAACCCGATTACTCTTCTTGTCGGGTCTGTTGCTGCGGTCGGCGCCGGGATTGCCCTCTTGGCATTTCGGGCATCCGAAACCGAAGCCCGGTTACGGCAATTCAACGTCGTCTTAGACGGGATGGGAACGAGTTCCCAGGCTAGCGCGCTCGAGCTCGAGGAAGTCAGCAAAAGTCTTCAGCATACTGGCACATCAGCGGAGGACGCGCAGAAGGCGGTTTTGGCTTTTGCCCGCAGCCAGAATATCAATCCGGCATTCGCCGGGCAGATTACAAATCTAGCTAGAGATATCTCAGCGGTTACCGGCAGAGATTTTGTTGAGGTTACAAAGGAGCTAGCTAAGGCTGTCGGTACAGATACCGAAGCGGTTATTAAACTAGTATATGCCTTAGCTGGGCCGAACGGGCTTAGCGAAGCGACCGCTAAGGCGATGCTCGAAATGCAGAAGATCGGCGACCGCAGCGGGGCGGCGCAATTAGGAATCAAAACGCTTCAGGATCAATTCGGCGGCGGCTTTCAGAAGAATCTATCCGACACGGCCAGGACGATGAATAGCATCGGCGAAGCCTGGGACAACATGCTCACCAAGCTGAGCAAGACGACTATTGTTCAGGGCGCGCGCGACGCCATCATCGGTTTTCTTACGGGGATTGCGAACGCAGTAAGCAAAACTCCTGAGCCGTTTAAGTCGCCGGCCGATCGGGCGGTTGAGGAAGCGAATAGATATCTTAAATCGATTAGCAATCCTCCGATGACACCGGAGGCAGAGGCGAAGGTCCGTGCTCAGTACACTACGTTGAGCGGAACTGGTGGGGCCCTCGCCCCAGGCAGCGCTCTTGTTAGAGCAAATACCGCTAATAAAGACATAGAGGGTTTGAATACTGAATTACAAGCTAGGCTAAATCAGTATTTCCGTGATTTCCCAGATAAGTACATAGATTCAGCGGCTAGAATTGGTCGCCATCCAAGTAGCTTTAATCCATCTGGCATTGGGCTACACAACAAAGACGTTCTTGGCGCTGGGGTAGCAGCCGATGTTGGTGGGTTGTATGGGCCAGATCCGAATCTAGAGAAATATGGTCTACGGCAAAATGTCCCTGGCGATTGGGCACATGTAGAACCGTTTGAAATTCCGTCTGCCTCGACGGCTCAGGGCGCCGCTCGGATGGAGGCGGCTCGGCGTTTTAATCAGATGTACCCCAGCGCGATGACCGGGGGAACTGGAACGGCCGCTCGCGTTCCAGGCACGATGGTCAGCGGCACGTTCCCGGCGCCCGCGCCGCCGGGAGCGATCACAACCGGGATACCGACGAAAGAAGAATTAAAACAACTCGATGACCAAATAAGAAAGGAGGGTCTGCTTTCTGATGCCGCGAAGAGGCTTGGCGCGGACAAGGTATATTATGACGCGTACAACGCCTCGATAAGAGACGTACAAGACACCGAGGCGAACCGCTACAAGGCAATGTCGGCGGGCAATAGCGCGCTTGATTTGTGGCGTATCGGGCTGCAAAAAGCCTCAGACGCGCAAGATATCGCAAACAGAGGCTCGATGGCTTATGGGGCCGCGATCGTCGGACCAGGCGGCGCGGTTTCGGCTATCAATGCTCAGGTTCAAGCTCAAGCCGAACTCGATGTTAGAAACGGCTTGGCTGGCGATGTCGAAACACGCAAGGCAGAGCTATTGCGGACGGCTGCGGCCGAAGCGGTAAAGGCCGCGGGTGATTCCGTCGATGCCAAGCGGCAAGAGACGAAGTATTCCGAGATGTCCGCGGCGGGGGCGGCTAAAAGTGCCGCTGCCGAACACGAAGCGGGATTGCAGGTTCAGATCGCGCAAGCCGCTTATAAATTAATGACCCAGGCGAAAGCGGCTGGGATCCCGATTACCGATAAGACAATCGCTGCGATCAACGCCGAAGCTGAGGCGCTGATCCGTCGCAATGATGCCGCGCAACAAGATATAGCGATCCGCCAGCGCATGAACCAGCGCACGGATCAGGCGCAGATAATACAGCAACAAACCCAGATGGTCGGGCAGCTGCCTGAAACCATCGAGGCCGCCAATGCAAAATTGCAGGAGCAACAAAGACTTCTAGCGGAGGGGAAGACCTCTTCCGACGCGATCTGGCAAGCATCGATGAAGAACGTCGATGCATTAAATCAGGCTAACATCGCTCACGCCGAAGCGCTGCGGCAGCAAAGCCGCATCGACGATATGTACAAACAGATCGGTAGCACAATCGAGAGTGCGCTGGGCTCGGTCCTCGATGGCATCTTCGATCCGAAGAAAGCCGTTGATTGGGGCACGCAAGTTAAGAACATGTTGAAGTCGCTGGTTACCGGCATCGCTTCAAACATGTTTATTAAGCCGCTGACTGGGACGATCTTGGGCACGCTGGGTGCCTCGCCCAATGTGGTATCGCAATACGGCGGGTTCGGAGGCGTCGGCGGTATCGGCGGCGGCTTGGGCGGCGGCCTGTTCAAGGAGCTCGGGATCGATACGGGTTCCGGTGGTTCCGGCGGCGGTTTGCTGTCCGGCACCTCGAGCTTTATGAACAAATCGGTCGGCGGCATCTTCGGCACGGTACAGAACGAAGGCTGGTTGCCGGGCGCGAACGGGATTTGGACAAACGCTACGACCGGCGCCACAACCGACATCGCCGGCATCTCCAACATCACGCCAGGCATCCTAGGCAACACGACGCTTGGCAGTGCGATCGGCTCGGTCGGTTTGGGCTTTACTGCCGGCACCATGCTCAACTCTGTGGTCGGCGGTAAATCGACCGGCGGCATGATTGGTAGCGGTGTCGGCTCGCTCGCCGGTATGGCGCTTGGCTCGATGATCGGCATGCCGTGGCTCGGCGCGCTGATCGGCGGCGCGGGTGGCGGTTTGTTAGGCGGGATGTTTGGCAATTCCAAGCCGAGCAACCAGAGTTCCGGCGCCAATATCGATTTGTCGCAATTTAAAATCACATCTGGTTTTAGCGGCGGCAATCAGCAGATCGACCAGCAGGTTCAACAGTTAGGTCAGGGTCTGCAATCATTCTTGGATCTTCTGAAGACAACGGGAGGAGCGCTATCCGGTAACGTCCTACTACAAAGCGGTGTCAATACTGGCATCACGGTTGATAGCTCGCTGGAAGGCTACAAAGGTCGGTTCAATCTCGGCAAAGATACCGACGCCGCGTTGAAAGTTATGGAGCAGGCTTTAATTAAGTCTGTGACCGGCGTCAGCGAAGTAATGAAAACGGTGTTGAGCCAGGTCGGCACCGACGAGGATATTGCCAAAGCAATCACTTTCGCCAAGACTTATGATACGTTGAAGACAGCGGCTGATGATGCATTTAGTTCAGTCGAGGACGCGTCCAAAAAGATGGGCCCGTTTTCGACCGCGATGCAACAAATCAACGCGATCTTCGCCGATCTCACGGTATCGGCAACCAGATTTGGCTTGTCGCTTGACCCGATCAACCAGGCACTGGACGAGGCAACGAAGCGGCTACAAGGGGATTTCCTTAAAGCCGTCGATACTGCGTTAAACGAGGCATCTCAAAAGGGGTTTATTAATTCCATTCAAGGTGTGTTGGACGACTATTTCGCTAGTACGAAAGAGGCGTCCGACATCGGTCTGACCGACAGAGCGACCGGCGATAAGCTCGGCACTGTCTTTATGGATCAAGTCCAAAACCTTTTGGACGGGTTAGACGACAAACAGCTAGTCGAGGTCATTCAGCACTTTCAGGGGTTTAACTCCGTAATCGCCGATTTGGCGGTGACGGAGATGAACACCAATGATGCGACGGTGAATCTCAACACGGCTCTCGAGGATCTTGCCAAGCGTGCCGATGACGCGCGCAAGGGGATCCAGAGCTATATCGACCAGATCACCGCGACAGCCGGGCCGTCGGTGTCGCCGGAAAATGCGTTCCTGCAAGCGCAGCGTGAGTTTGGTCAGCAATTTGGTAAGGCGCAGGGCGGCGATGTTACGGCGTTGGAGGATATCACCCAATACGCCGATCGGCTGCAACAGGGTATTGCTGGGTTCTATGGGAGCTCTAAGGAGGGCAACGACCTATTCAATCAAATGGTCGCGCAACTCCAAACCTTGGTGACGTTGACGCCGACGCCGACGATCGATCCTGGCATTCAAACAAATGAGCTACTAACAACACTGACCCAAACCGTCACGGCAACGACCACTGGGCAGAATGCTGTTATCAGTACTAGTTCTCAGCAAGCGATTGCCAACAACAACGCAGTCGCAGCGTCGATCATCGCTCAAAATACCGCCGACGCTCAGACTCTGTATGATGTCGTAAACGAAACAGCAACGCAGAACATTGCGAGTAATTTTGAAACTGCCGCCTCGCTGATAGCGACGGCTACCGAGAATACTACTGCGACAATCGCCGCGAATGACGCTGCGAGCGCGGCCGCGATCGAGGCGAATAATACCAACTCCGCGATGCTGGCGCAGTCCAATACCGACACGGCGGCGGCGACGATCGAGGCGGCGAATCAGACAACCGCGGAGATCATCGCACAAAACAATGTGAACACTGGTCAGGTGATCGAGGCGAGCACGCTGACCGGCCAACAGCTGCTCGACCAGGCTTCAACCGCCTCAGCCGAAGCGTTAGCCGACAGCCAGGCCGCGACCGCAGCGCTGATCGCCGGGAACGACGCTGCGACGGCGCAGCTGATCACGACAACGCAGGCGACAACAGATCAGATCGTTGCGGCGGCCGATGCCGCGTCGACCGCGGCACTGGCAGCGGCAAATGAAAACAGCCTGGTTGGGCTCGCGAAGGCCGAT